CGTAGGAGAAAATATATAATGGCTGAACTTTTCGGGTTCCGTATAGAAAGACCAAAAAAAGCAGAGGGTAGTGTACCATCATTCACTACCCCCACTGCTGATGACGGCACACTTGATATTGCTGGTGGTGGTTTCTTTGGACAAATTTTAGATACTGATGGTAGAGAACGCACTGATTTAGATTTAATCAGACGTTATCGTGATATTGCACAACAACCTGAGTGCGATACTGCTATCGAAGACATAGTGAATGAAGGTATTGTTTCTAATGAAAGTGATCAAGCAGTACAAATTACTCTTGATCGTTTACCTTATGCAGAAAAAATAAAAAGAAGAATAAGAGAAGAATTTTCTGAAGTATTGCGACTATTGCACTTTGAGCAAAAAGGTCACGATGTTTTTAGACGTTGGTATGTTGATGGTAAAATGTTTTTTCATAAAATCATTGATACTAAAAATCCAAAACAGGGTATTATTGAACTCAGATACATAGACCCTACAAAAATTAAAAAAGTTAGGCAAGTTAAAACAAAATTAGATAAAAATACTTCTAGTGTTGAAATTGCTGAAAGAATTGACGAGTATTATATCTATAATGAAAAAGGTTTAGCATCAGCTGGTACAACAGGTGGTGATTCTGGTTTAAAAATAGCTCCAGATGCAATCGCATATTGTCCATCTGGTCTTATAGATGGTAATTCTGGTAGAGTTTTATCACACCTACACAAAGCAATTAAACCTGTCAATCAGTTACGTATGATTGAAGATGCTCTTGTTATATATCGTATATCACGAGCACCAGAAAGACGTATCTTTTATATTGACGTTGGTAATCTACCAAAAATTAAAGCAGAACAATATCTCAAAGATGTTATGAATCGTTATCGTAACAAATTGGTGTATGATGCATCTACTGGTGAAATCCGTGATGATCGTAATCATATGTCAATGTTAGAAGATTTTTGGCTTCCACGAAGAGAAGGTGGTAGAGGTACAGAAATTACAACATTACCAGGCGGTTCTAATCTTGGTGAGATTGATGATATTCAATACTTTCAAAAGAAACTTTATAAGTCTTTGAATGTTCCTATCTCTCGTATGGATTCTGAAGCAGGATTTTCATTAGGAAGAGCTTCAGAGATTACAAGAGATGAACTTAAATTTACTAAGTTTGTACAACGTATTCGTAAGAAGTTCACTCCGTTATTTACAGATATACTTAAAACTCAACTTCTATTAAAGGGTGTTATTGCCCCAGAAGATTGGGATTTTATGCAAGAACATCTTCAGTATGACTTTTTACAGGATGGTCACTTTGCAGAGCTTAAAGATGCAGAATTACTTAATGATCGTATACAAACATTAGATTCTATTCAATCTTATATTGGTACATTCTTTAGTAAAGAGTTTGTATTAAAGAAAGTATTACGTATGAATGATGCAGAAATTGCAGAAATGAATGATCAGATAAGAAAAGAAATTGACATTGATCCAATGGATGGTGGAATAAGTTTACCAGATGGTGGAGATGGAATTACAAGGTATCCACAAGATGGCTCTGGTGGTGTTGTTACTCCAGACCAGATGCCAGATTATGAAGAACCAGAAAAAGAAGGAAATTAATTATGAGTAGAGAATTTGTAGACGCAGTTGCTGATGGTAACAATATAGGCGCAGAAGAAGTATTTAAAACTTCAATGGGTACTAAAGTAGGTGATGCTTTAGAACTTAGAAGGAAAGATTTAGCAAACACTTTTGTTAAAACTATGTCAGTAGAAACAGAGGAAAGTGATGACTCAGACGTTTAGTGGAGTATATACATCCGTAATTGAGAAGGATGAGCATAAGAAATCTAAGGAGTATAAGAAACTTTCTCCTAAGATGAGGGGTGCTATTGACCAAATATTTCAAAAAATGGATTCTAAACCTTCAGATTTCCTAAATAGTTTTGAAAAAAGTATAAAAGAAGTATCAAAAAAATTTAAAGTTTCCGAAAAGGAACTTATGAATTATTTTGAGAAAGAAATGTTATCAATTTAAGGAGTTAAAGAATGGCTTTTGCAACACGAACACTAAGAGACACACCTGTAAATAATCCAGGCGCAGGCGGATTTGTCACAATCTTGGTTGATATCGAAGATGATACAACTGCAAATAATGCTATTCTAGATGCAAGTGCATTAGCTGGACACGCAAACGGTGCAAAACTACATCTCAATCGTATTTGGTGGTCATTAGTAGAGGGTACAGCAGACGATGATACTGGTCATGTAGAAATCATAGAAGTGGGTGCAGCTGCAAACAATTCACAAGATTCTACACAGTTTAGATGTGCTGGTACAGGACACTATGACGGTACTGCTAGTGCAATTAAATCTGCTGCGACAAACACTACTGCAACATCAGGTGATCATGAAGCTAGTTGTTTTGGTACATCTGGAACGATTATAATTGAATTCAAAAAAGACGAAAACTATACATCGTAAGGATAGAAAAATGAATACAGTTAAATTATTTTCAGAATCAGTAGAAGAAGTTGAATACATCACTGAGGCTAAAGAAGACGGTTCAAAAAGTTACAAGATTCGTGGTATTTTTATGCAAGCTGACATAAAAAACCGCAACGGACGGGTATATCCTATGGAAATACTTGAGAATGAGGTTGGAAAGTATAATAAAAATTTCATTAAAGAAAATCGGGCATTTGGGGAACTAGGTCATCCAGAGGGGCCAACGGTCAATCTGGAAAGAGTATCACACATGATTACATCTTTGACGCCTGACAAAAAGAATTTTATTGGCGAAGCTAAAATAATGGACACACCTATGGGTAAGATAGTTAAAAATTTAATGGATGAGGGTGCAAAACTAGGTGTTTCTTCTAGAGGTATGGGAAGTTTGGAATCAAAAGGCGGAGCCAATTACGTGAGAGATGATTTTTATCTCGCAACAGCTGCAGACATCGTAGCAGACCCATCTGCTCCTAATGCTTTCGTAGAAGGTATTATGGAGGGAAAAGAGTGGGTTTGGAATAATGGATCACTTATTGAAGCACAGTTGCAAGATATGAAAAAGAAATTTGATGTTAAGAAACATCAAAGACAAGCTTCGGTGGAAGCACTGGAGTTTGCAAAATTCCTCAAAATGTTATAACTTATAAATATTAATTACAAAACAAGGAGACACCCTAATGTCCGAATTAGACCAAACAATTGAAGAACTTGAAGCAGAAGTTCTGGCTGAGCTTGAAGAAGCTGAAGACCCTACTAAACAGGGTGCCGCTCCTGCTGAAAAGTCTAAAATGAAAAACGATGCGGAAGACACAGGAAAACCTGTTGTTGACCCAGAACAAAAAGATGCACCAGCTAAAAAAGTTGCTGCAAAAGCAAAAGAAGTTTCAGGCGATTCTCAACAAAAAGGCGAAGGATCACCTATGAAACCAGAAAAACTTGCTGCTAGTCACGTTCCAGAGGAAGGTGAAGAGTTGGAAGAAGCCAAAATGACAAAAGAGATGTTAAAGATGGCAATGCATAAAAAGATGGAAGGCATGAAAGCTGTCGATCTTAAAGCTGCATATGAAGCGATGATGAAAGATGGTTATCACGAAGATGCAGACGAAAAGGTTGAGGAAGAAATTTCAGCTGAAAAGAAAGAAGAAATCGATGCTCGTATTAAAGACCTTGACGTTAAAGAAGACGTTGATGCTCTTATGAGTGGAGAAGACCTTTCTGAAGAATTTAAGACTAAAGCAGGGACAGTTTTTGAAGCTGCTATTAAGTCGAAGTTACGTTCAGAGATTGATCGTATACATGAAGAAGTTAAAAGTGAGAAAGAAACAGAAATGGAAACCTTCAAAGAAGAGTTAACTGAGAAGGTTGATACATATCTCAACTATGTTGTAGAGGAATGGACAAAAGAGAACGAGTTGGCAATAGAGCGTGGACTTAAAGGCGAAATTGCAGAAGACTTTATCTCTGGACTGAAACAGTTGTTTGAAGATCACTATATTGACGTTCCAGACGAAAAGTATGACGTTTTGGAAGCACAATCTGAAAAAATTGCAGAACTAGAAGATAAATTAAATGAGTCAATTCAGAAGAATGTTGAAATGACTGAAAATAATTCTCTATTAGTTCGTGAGCAAGTTATTTCTGAAGTTTCAGAAGACTTAGCTCAAACAGAGATTGAGAAGTTCAAAGGTCTTGTAGAAGATGTTGACTTTACAGATGAGGAGTCTTTCCATGAAAAACTCTCCACTCTAAAGGAAAGTTACTTTCCTAAAGTCAAACCTGCTGCAGGCACAAGAGCAATAGATGATGAAGATGGTGGCACCGCACAGGACATTGATACGACAGATACTATGCATAAGTATATGTCTGCTATCAGTCGTGATCAAAAGGCGAGTGCATAAAGTTAATATAATTAAAAGATGTAAATAATAAAGGAGAAACTAATGTTTCAGACAGAACATCTACAAGAAAAGTGGCAGCCAGTCCTAGAACACCCCGATCTTAATAAGATTGAGGATTCTTATAAGCGTGCTGTTACTACCGTTATCTTAGAGAACCAAGAGAAAGCTATGAGGGAAGATCAAAATTTTCTTTCAGAAGCTGCTCCTACTAACTCAACTGGTGGACAAATTTCAAATTGGGATCCAATCCTAATTTCTCTAGTTCGCCGTGCAATGCCTAACCTTATTGCTTATGACGTATGCGGTGTGCAACCAATGACTGGCCCAACTGGACTAATCTTTGCAATGCGTGCTAAAGCTGCATCTTCAGACGGCGCAGAATTATTGGTTGATGAGCCTGATACAGGACTTTCCAATGATGACGCTGCTGGTGATTTAACATCATCTGCAATGACAGGTTCTAACCCAAAACTATTGAACGATAGTCCAGCTGGAATTTACTTATCTCCAACTGGTATGACTACCGCTCAAGGTGAGGCACTTGGTGATGCTGCTGCAAACTCTTTTGCAGAGATGGCATTCAGTATCGAGAAAACAACAGTTACTGCTGTTTCCCGTGCATTAAAAGCTGAGTACACAATGGAACTTGCTCAAGACCTTAAAGCAATTCATGGTTTAGACGCAGAAACAGAATTGGCAAATATGTTGTCAACTGAAATTCTTGCTGAAATCAACCGTGAAGTTGTTCGTT